AGTTTTTTATATCATTTCGCAAAACTAGCAAGGGGGGGCATAAAGCTAACTAGCTATTATGAATGAGATAAACGAAGCATTAAAACCGCTTATAATCGATATAGACACTATAAAGCCAGATACAAGGAACACGCGAAAACACAATGAACGTAATATCAATGCTATTAAAGACAGTCTACGTTTATATGGCCAGCGAAAACCTATTATCTGCAATGCTAAAACGAAGATAATCGAAGCGGGTAACGGTCTATGGACGGCGGCAAAGTCGCTAGGATGGACCGAGATAGCCGCGATATTTGTCGACGACGACGCCAAAACAGCCAAGTCGTATGGCATAATGGACAACCAAGCTGCCCTGTTATCAGAATGGGACTGGTCCAATTTGAAGGATACGTTTGAAACTCTGGACGACGGCAGTTTCGATTTAACCGCCACTGGATTTACTGATACTGAAATCGAAGATATTATGACCAGGTATTTCAAGCCCGCTAACATCGACGATCTACTTAGTGAACTCGATATGTCGAATGCCGTACGCACGCCGATATGGGCGGTTATCAGGACCGACGCCAGTAATAAGGCCGTTCTGGACAATGCTTTAATCAAGCTAGAACAGACTGGAATTAAAGTAGAACGCAATTATGAAGATTAAGAAAGTCGACAATTCTATGGCGCCGCAGAAGGCCGAACTCCGCCGACGCAACCTACCAAGGCGAGCCCGGGTACTGGACCTGTTTTGCGGAAACGGTGAAATGTATAGACTGACATATAAGAACCGCGTGGCCCTCTATCACGGAATAGATAAAGAGAAGGTCCACGACCCCGGTATATGCACATTGATTAACAATAATATTTATATCACTCATAATGACATGAACCAGTACAATGTATTCGACCTGGACGATTACGGTTCACCTTGGAAACAGATATATCTTATCCTGAGAAAGTACACCAAAGCGAAGCTAACTCTATTTGTTACGGATGGACTGGTGTTACACCAAAACTTAGTCGGAGACGTTTCAAGGTTCGTATCTGCTACTGAAGGTTTACCCAGGCAAACTAATATCCCTGGCCTTGGTCGCTGGTACGTTGATATATTCGCCACCATGCTACTGGACCTTGAAAAGCGGTATGGATACCAGACACAGAAGGCCGAATACTTCCATAATGATAAGCGGACAGTCTATTACTGGCATATAGATTTACAGAGAAAATCTAAAAAATAGCTGTAAAAAATCTGATTTTAGCTTTAAAAACCTTGACATCCCTAGCTATATTGCTTATAATTACTATAACGAATATATCGAAAGGAGAAGAAAATGGAAAGGGAGATAAGGCAAATATCACTAAAAACCATCAAATCAGACCCAGGGCAGCCACGGAAGGAGTTCGACAAGCGATCCATTTCAGAGCTTGCTAACAGTATTAAACGAAATGGCCTACTTCAACCGATCAGTGTCAGGTCAAATTTTAACGGCGGCTATATTATCATAGCTGGCGAAAGAAGATTCCGGGCAGCCCACAGTCTAGGCTTAGAACATATAGACTGCATAGTTTTCCAAGGCAACAAAAATAAAGCTAAAGAATTCCAGTTACTAGAAAACATCGTCCGGCAAGATCTGAATTCAATAGAAGTGGCAGAGGCATATCAGTCATTCTTGGAGAAAGGTTACACGCTGGACGAAATAGCCGATATCGTCGGCAAGCCTAAGAACATCATATCCTGGCTATTGAATATTCTGAAAACCAGACCTGAAATCCAAGCCATGATTAGGAAGGATCAAATGAGTCTGGTAGTAGGCATAGCACTTGGTAAACTGACACCCAATGGTCAACTGAAAGCATTAGGTATAATGACCAGCAACCAATTATCCGTTCAGCAATGCCAGCAATTATGCGAGAAAGTCTATTCAGAAGAAAACCAGACCGAACTATTCCCGGAAAGCAAGTTAAGCAATGAGGAAATGGCCACTAGGCTAAAAACCAAAAACGCTATCGAGCGCGCCTGTAAAGCTCTTGAAGAAATAAACGAACTGGAACGGACCAGCCCAGGTATTACAGCCGCGTCCATGCTTGAAAGACTGGATATCACCAAAGGCCAGTTAAGCCTAATGGGTAAACTGATTAACAAACTCATGAGAAGCCTGGATAGCCAGAGAGTGAGGGCGTTATGCTAAAGACTAAAATCATCTATGAGCCACAAGGAAGAGCAAGGGAATATAACGATTTGGCCGCTAACTTATATAACGGTTGTGGCCACCGTTGCACTTACTGTTATGCACCAATATTTACCCATAAAAGCAATGAGCAATTCCACGATCCAAAGCCACGTAAAGATGTTATAAAACTGTTAGAAAAAGACTGCCAGATACTAAGGCAAACCCACGCTGGCCAACAAGTATTCTTATGCTTTACCTGCGATCCTTACCAGCCTATTGATAAAGAATTCCAATTAACGCGAGAGGCCATAGCGATAATTCATTTCTATGGCTTACACGTTAATATACTAACCAAAGGTGGGTCTAGAGCAGAACGTGATTTTGATTTATTAACCTCAGAGGATAGTTTTGGCACCACGATAACATTGTTAAAAGGCTTTGAAGAATGGGAACCAGAAGCAGCTCCGCCGGCGGAAAGAATAGAAAGTATAAAACATGCTCATAAACAGGGGGTGCATACTTGGATTAGTCTTGAACCCGTTATTGAACCTGAGCAATCCCTGAAAGTAATAGGACTAACCGAAAGGTTTGTTGATAAATTCAAAGTCGGAAAGCTTAACCATCATCCATTGGCCCAAACGATAGACTGGCATAAATTCGCCATAGATGTTATAAATACCCTGAAGCGTTATAATTGTGATTACTACATAAAAAAGGATTTAATGCAATGGGTGAAATGAAAAAGACGACAATACAGATTGGGCAGGATACAAAAGAAGCGTTAAGCAACATGGGGCGCAAGGGCGAAACATACGACCAGATAATCCAGAAACTAATTGAGGCTCAGAGGAAGCCCAACAAATAGAACTAGTATAACCAAAAGACTGGAAAGGCATAGTTTGACCGCTATGCCTTTTTTATTGAGGTGGATTATGGAAGGAAGAAAACCAAAACCAACAAATTTAAAAATATTGGAAGGCAACCCGGGTAAAAGGTTGCTTAACTTAAACGAGCCACGGCCAGAGCTCACAAAACCGCATTGTCCAACCTGGCTGCGCTTAGAGGCAAAACGAGAATGGCGGCGGATAGCGCCACAACTGGAAAAAATAGGCTTGCTATCCAAGCTTGACCGGGTGGCCCTGGCTGGCTATTGCCAGACATACGCGAAGTGGAGACAGGCAGAGGAATTTATTGAGAAGCATGGTTTTTCTCTGACCATTCCCAAGAAGGACGAGGAAGGCAGGGTAATATCAATGTACATTCAGCAATACCCACAAGTCAGTATCGCCAAGCAATGTCTGGACCAGATAAAAGCCTTCTGTGCTGAATTCGGATTAACACCAGCCGAACGAAGCCGATTATCTATTGGTGAGAAAGATAAGAAAGACGACCCTATGGCGGATATACTTAATGGTGTCCGTGATAACTAATGGCCGTACTTATTAAAAGTCGCCTTGGTAAAAGACGGTTACTTGAAAACGGCAGGGCAAAAGCCGACCGGGCCGTTAGGTTTATTAATACATTAAAGCATTCAACGGGACAGTGGGCAGGTAAGCCTTTTATCCTGATGGACTGGCAAGAAGAGCTAATCCGCAGATTTTACGGTACTTTAAATCCAGACGGAACCAGGCAATATAGGACTGTCTGGCTAGAAGTTCCCCGGAAAAATGGTAAAACAGAGCTAGGAGCGGGCGGATTTGCCTTACCCTTACTCTACCTGGATGATGAATTAGGTGCTCAGATATACAGCGCTGCCAATGATAGAGAACAAGCAGGGCTTTTATTCCAAGCTGCAGCCCCGATGGTAGAACAAAACCATACTTTAAACAGCCTGAGCAAGGTCTACTCACCGCAGAAGAGAATAGTCTATTACAGGAATAGATCATTTTATGTAGCCATCAGTGCTGATAGATACAATAAAGATGGGCTTAATGCTCATGCGATTATATATGATGAACTCCATGCCGCAAAGACTAGAGAATTATGGGATGTGCTTACAACTTCACATGGTACCCGAACTCAGCCAGCGGACATAGTAACCACGACTGCTGGATATGACCGTAACTCTATATGCTGGGAACTTCATAATTACGCTTGCAAGGTACGGGACGGAATAATAGACGATCCGACCTGGCTAGTTTGCATATATGCCGCCGAACCTAAAGAAGATTGGACCGATGAAGACGTTTGGTTGAAGTGCAATCCAGCGTTAGGAGTATTCCGCAGTATCGAGGAAATGCGGTCACTCTGTAAAAGGGCGCAACAAACGCCAGCACTGGAAATGACATTCAGGAGGCTATATTTAGATCAGTGGGTAAACTCAGCGGAACGATGGATGCGAATTGAAACCTGGGATGCTTGTAATAAGCGGTTACCAAAATTAGCGGGACTGAAATGTTACGGCGGCTTGGACCTATCTTCCACAAAGGACTTAACCGCATTGGCTCTGGTATTCCATATCGGCGATAAATACGCGGTGAAGATGCACTATTGGATACCTGAAGCGACCATGCTGCAGAAGGAAAAAGAGGACAGGGTGCCGTATTCGCTTTGGAAGCGCCAGGGACACCTTCACGTCACGGATGGAAATGTAGTTGATTATGATTACATGCGCGAGATTACCCGTCAGGAAGCTACTAAATACGAGATAGCAGAAGTTGCTTTTGATAGATGGAACGCAACTCAGATAGTCACTCAGTTAATGGATGATGGTTTTAACATGACACCGTTTGGCCAGGGATTTGTTTCAATGAGTCCAGCGACAAAGGATTTTGAAACGCAAGTCCTATCAGGAAACCTTATCCACGGTAACAATCCTATACTCCGGTGGAATATAGACAACTTGGTTGTCCGCCAGGATCCAGCAGGAAACTTGAAACCTGATAAGGAAAAATCAACACAGCGAATAGACGGCGCGGTCGCTACGATTATGGGGTTGAGCCTAGCGATAAAGCACGCAGATGAAGATGCGCCTAGTATTTACGAAACGCAGGGAGTTACAGCTTTATGAAAAAAAGTGATATTGTCGACGATGTTTTGACCGTTGGCGGTATAGTGATGATTGGCACTGGAATATGGTTTATATACTGGCCAGCGGCTTTAATTGCGATGGGATTATTATTTGCTTCCCTGGGAATATTGGGGAGTAGATTAAGGAGACGGCGAAATGGGTAAAATAGCAGATTACATAGAGCGCCGTTACTCGTTGTCCGATGTCCAGAAGAATATATTCAGGAATATATTCAGCCGACCTAGTGCGGCCGGAGTAAATGTTTCGGAGGCATCGGCATTAAAGGCATCGGCGGTATATGCTTGCGTCAGCTTGCTGGCCCAAACGGTAGCGTCCTTGCCATTACCTGTTTACCGAAGATTGCCTAGGGGAAAGGAAAGGGCAGTAAACCATCACCTATACGAGCTATTGCACGATGCCCCCAATCCTGAAATGACTAGCTACCAGTTACGCGAAACTATGGAAGGCCACCTGGCCACATGGGGGAATGCTTATTCTGAAATAGATTGGAACGAACGCAGCGGGATGATAAATGCAATCTGGCCACTACGGCCAGACAAGATGCAAGTCATAAGGGAAAAAGGGGAGCTGTTTTATATATATACCACGCCTGATGGTGTGGATCATAAGTTACCCTCTTTTAGAATTTGGCATATCCCAGGTTTTGGATATAACGGACTTGTTGGCTATCCACCTATCCAATTGGCCCGCGAAGCCATAGGTTTATCCCTGGCCACAGAGGAATTCGGCGCAAGATTTTTCGGTCAAGGGGCGCATATGGGAATGGTGGTTCAACATCCAAAAACACTATCCAAGGTGGCCCATGATAACTTGGAAGGTAGTTTGAATACCCAATATGCGGGATTAGGTAAGTCTCACAGAATGATGGTCTTAGAGGAAGGCATGACTTGGCAGAGAATAGGGATACCGCCGGAAGATGCACAATTTCTTGAAACTCGCCAATTCCAACTATCCGAAATCGCCAGATTTTATCATATTCCGCCACACATGATAGGAGACTTGAATAAGGCCACGTTCTCAAATATCGAGCAACAAAGCCTGGAATTTGTAATTCACTGTATAAGGCCGTGGCTTGTAAGATGGGAACAGTCGATTCACCTTCAGCTTATGGGTCCAAGCGAAAGGAAACAATTCTATGCTGAGTTTCTTATCGACGGCCTATTAAGAGGTGACTCGGATGCCAGGGGTAAATTCTATAATCAGATGTTTATGATAGGCGCCTATTCGCCAAACGATATCAGGGAAAAAGAGAACATGAACCCCATAGACGGTGGCGATAAAACTTACGTACCGCTTAACATGGTGCCGATGGACCAGGCTGACCAAATAATTGAAGAAAAAGCTGTCAGGTCATTGCCAGAGACAAGGGCCAAGAACGGTGCCATATCAAGAGCTCGGACGGCCAAGTCTTTTGAACCAGTATTTAAAGATGCAGGACAAAGGATAGTAAAACATGAAGCTAAAATTGTACGGAGAGCCGCTAAAAATTATTTAAGCGAAAGGTCAAATATTGATTTTACTGAATGGCTGAGTAGATTTTATCGCGAATTTCCAGAATATATCAAGCGACAGAGCGACCCTGCATTCCAATCATTAATGGAAGCCATAGTACCGATAGCCGCCGACGAGGTTAACGGCGACGGGATTGTTACCTCAGAGGTAAAGAAATTTGTTGACGAATATGGCAAGTCGTTTATGGCCAGATATACTAAATCTTCTGAGGGGCAATTGACGTATTTAATTCAGGAAGCCATCAAGGCAGGTGATGAACCTTTACCTATCATAGAGCAAAGATTAGACGAGTGGGAAGATAAACGCCCGGGCAAAATTGCCGCCAGGGACACCGTTCAATTAAGTAATGCCCTGGCCAGATTTATTTTTACTAGTGCGGGAATATTGAAATTAACTTGGGTGGCACTGGGAAGTAAGCCCTGTCCGTTTTGCCGACAGATGGACGGTAAGGTTGTTGGGATACAGGAAGCCTTTTTAAGTAATGACTCTATTCTGAAAGCTGAAGGAGAAAACGACTTGGTGGTATATCAGCCAAGGATGCACCCACCATTACACGATAAATGTGTTTGCCAGATATCACCAGGATAAACATACTGTAAGTTATGCAGGGCGGTTGAGGAAACACCTCGCTCCCTGCGCCAAGTTTAGGACTGTAAAAGCAGTCCTTTTTTATTGGAGGAGATATGAATTTTACACCATCACCTGCTAAATTAGTGCGACTTGTTGACGAGGAAGGCAATGTGGTTAAGCAAGTTCGAATGAACAGGGCAACAAGACGCAGATTAAGGATTAAAGGTAAAAATAATGCCAATACCAAAACCAACAACTAAAGAGACCGAGGAAGAGTTTATATCAAGGTGCATGGGTAACGATTTAATGAATGACGAGTATCCGGATAACAAGCAGCGCTATGCAGTTTGTCAGTCCCAATGGGATAAGGATAAGGAGAAAAAGACCATGAAAACAGAAAGAGAAATCAGGACATTTGAGCTCGATACTATAGAAATCAGGGCTGATGATGATAAGGAAAAAATCAGGGGGCATGCTGCTGTATTCAACAAACTCTCCGAAGAGATGTTTGGATTTAGAGAAATCATCATGCCAGGTGCCTTCACAGAAGCAATATTGAAAGATGACATCCGTGCTCTATTTAACCATGACCCAAACTATGTATTGGGTAGAAATAAAAGCGGAACACTGAAACTGGAAGAGGACGAGAAGGGGCTGGCTATAGAGATTGACCCTCCTGATACACAATGGGCAAGAGACTTGATGGTATCTATTAAACGTGGAGATATTAGCCAGATGTCGTTTGCCTTCAATATCAGGAGCAAGAAAGGTGAGGAATGGGACCAGCAGGAAGGGAAGATTCCTATAAGGAAACTTATAAATACGAAGCTATACGATATATCACCTGTTACATACCCCGCATACCTGCAAACAGATGTCAAAGTGCGTTCGGCATTTGAGAAGGCGGGATTAGATGCGGAACGGTTGATAACTGTAATGGAGATGCAAAGGGCAATAACTAATGAGGATATAACAGTGGTGAGAGAAGCCATTGATATATTAAATAGCTATCTTCCAAATAAAGCGGAAGATTTGGGCGTTCAGGGTGCTCACGATAACGATGGGTATGTTGAGCGTCTGAATATGGAACGCTGGAGAATGGAATTTGATAGCATCTAAATAAAAAACTAGGAGGATAAAAAAATGCAAAGATATTTTGAATTTCAGAGAAAGATTACTGCCTTGAAAGAGGAAGGCCTTGCTATTTTGGATAAGGCTGATTCTGAAAAGCGCAATCTCTCTGATGAGGAAAACACAAAACTAGAGGAATTTAAGGCGGAGAAGCAGAAGACGGAGAGGACTCGTAACGAGTATGTGGAAGCGAAGGGGTTGCAAAGTGAAATTGCCAATTTAGGCAAACGGGATGCACTCAAGCCAGACCCTGAGGGAAAGAACGCTAAAGACGACGATGCCGAACTGCGGAGTCATTCATTTATGAAATGGATGCGCCATGGACGGAATGGACTTTCGGATATTGAAAACCGCGCTCTGGTAGAAGATGCCACGGGGCAAATTCTTGTACCAGAAGATATCATGACTGAAATAATCAGGGTCTTGCCCGGTCTCACTGTAATGCGTGGCTTGGTAACCCCTCGAACGACTACCAGAGATCGGGTGAGAATCCGCTCTCTTACTGAAGTAAGCATGGGATGGGGCAAGTTGGAAACTGGCTCCGATGTTACCGAAACCATACCAGTTCCTGCTGAAGACTGGATGTATGTAGAGGACTTAACAGGGCTTGCCAAGATTGGGCGTGATGAGCTACAGGATACCGATTATAACCTGAAGGCTTTTATCGCCGACTCGTTCGCCCGGGCGCGGGCGGAAACGGAAGACACCGCCTTTGCCATAGGTACAGGCCATGCTAACCAGCAACCAGACGGGATAGCGGTGGATGCTCATATTACCAACGTCAACCTAGCCACCGCTGATGCTATCGTCGTTAATGACCTAATTAACCTGGTATATACTCTGCCGGCCAAATATCGCAAAAATGCCAGCTTCCTGATGAATTCGCAAACAGAGAAGGCAGTTCGATATCTGCGGGCGGAAGTGTCTGCTGGTTACTATGGCGATTATCTCTGGCAACCAAACGTCCAGGCAGGGAAGCCAAATTCCTTACTCGGATATCCTGTTTATAATCAAGATGATATGAATTATCCTGCTGATGAAGTCGTCGCAAAGAATATCATATTCGGCGATTTCAAAGCGGGCTATCGTATTCTTGATAAAGCACAGATGTCCATAGCCCGACTTGACGAACTCTACGCAGAGTCAGGGCTTGTCGGGTTCCTGGCTTACTTCAGGGTAGGCGGTGGCGTAGTAAGAACTAACGCCTTCAGGGCCTTATATAACAACACCTAAAATACATACCTATTTATAGGTAAAGTGAATAGAGTTGAGCGTCCGCATCGAGAGTGAAAATGATTCTCTCGAAATAATAGGACAGAGGAAAACTAAAAATGACAGCGAAGATGCACAGGATGCACTTACCCCAAGTGGGAGAGGGAGTAATCCATGTTCCAGGTGGAGTACCTTTCGAGGCAGATGATATTCCCCAGTATCCAGCAGCCTCATTTATGAGACTAGGTAACAAAGAGTTTATCTATGCCATAGCTGGAGCCACTCTTAATACTGACTTTGGAGCGTTTAATTCATATAAACAGAAAGTCATTCAGGCCCACTGTACTGCGGAGGTTGCAGCAGGGGAGACGGAGATAACCATTACTATAGATAGCGACGGGAGTCTATCTTATAGCGTAGGGGTTACGGCGAATGAACTCGCAGGTGGACAATTTATAGCGTTTCCAGGCAGCGAGAACAGCTATCGTCGGGGCATAATCGGCAATACGGCAATAGCTCTTGGAGGTGGAGATATAACTATCACTTTAGACTCTCCTACTCCAGCAATAACTCCCATAGATAAATGGTGCGAATGTATCAGAAATCCCTATGGGTGTGTCAAGTCGAACCAAGGCGCACAGGCAATGGTCATGGGTATGCCTACAGTAGCGGCAAAAGCTACTCAGGGCTTATGGCTTCAGGTATCAGGCCCGAACTGGGCTGCGCCTGTATCTGGTGCGGGTGGACCTGGTGGTGCCGATGGGTTACTGGAATGCGTGTTTGTAGGTAACGGAAGCATTGCTGTTCGTAACACTTCGAACGCCGCACAACAGCTTGCTGGAGTCGTTATCGCCTTTTTGGACGGCGGCGGGCAAGCCTCTCCGTTCATCATGCTTCAGATAGCGCACTAAAGTTGATAATCCAGGGGGAAGGGAAACCAACCCCCTGGATACCATAATGATTTAATGGGAGGGAGAATTGAAAATAATAATGCAAGAGTCGGCGGCTACGAAATTAGGCACTTTGGCCGCTGGCGCCATAATCGAAGTACCAGAGGAAATAGGGCGGGAATGGTGTAAATCTGGATTGGCAATTGAAACTACCTCAATTGAGCCACCTGAAAATGCAATGTTATCACGACCGATACGGAGAAAAGCACATGGCGTTAATAATAAAAACACAACCAACAATCGAACCAGTAAGCCTAGCAGAGGCTAAGAGCCATTTACGGATAGACTCAGAGGATTTCGCCACTGATATCACCACGAAACAGTCTATCGTACCTGGCAGCCATGTTATTGCCGCGGCTTATACCTTAGAAGGCAGTTCAATAGCAGTATTAGGATATTCCGTATTGGTGAATCTCAATGCTGGTGATTGCTCAGGCGGGACTGTTGATGTCAAACTCCAGGACTCGGATGATGAGATTACCTGGACTGATGTAACCGATGGCGCATTTACTCAGGTTGATGGGGACAATGATAATGCTATCCAGGAGAAAGCATATACTGGAGTTAAAGCGTATTTAAGAGCGGTGGCCACAGTAGCCACGGGCGCGTGTGTATTCTCAGTCGATGTTATAAAAGACGCGTCAACGGTTGTTGAGGACGACCTGATAAATGCCCTTATAGCAACCGCCAGGCAATATGCCGAGGACTTTCAGAACCGAGCCTACATTTCCCAAACCTGGGAGCTATGGCTTGATAAGTTCCCAGATAAGAATTATATCGAGATTCCATTGCCTCCGCTACAAGTGCCGGCCATAACTGCGGGCACCTTTGTAACAGGCACCGTTTATCGTATTCTGACCATAGGGGATACTGATTTCACTTTGGTCGGCGCCTCAGCCAATACAGTAGGCGTCGTATTTACGGCGACAGGGGCAGGCAGCGGGACTGGCACGGCAACGATATCGGGTATCATTACGTACTATAACACTAGCGATACCGAATACTTCATTGATGCCGGCGAATATTTTGTAAATACAAAGAGTGAGCTAGGGCGGATCGTATTAAATTATGGAAAGTCATGGCCTTCAACTACTCTAAGACCTGCTAATGGAGTATGTATTACATTTGTTGCTGGTTATGGCGCCCTGAGGGCAGACGTTCCAAGTAAAGTAAAACAGGCTATGCTGTTACTAATCGGCCATTATTACGAGAACCGCGAAGCCGTCTTGTCAACTGGCATGAATGCCGTAACCGTACCACTAGCGGTCGATAGTTTACTTTGGCAGAACAGGGTATTTTAAATGAGAGCTATAGAGATAAAAGTTACATTAAAAAGATGGCCAATAACATGGCAAGGCTTAAAGTTATATTGCAATGTTATTAAGAATTTAGCGCCTAAAATCAAGCTTGCGCAATTAGGCAAGTTAATATCTATAGCAAGTCCATTATTAGGTTTCAGGATAAATAAATGAGAGCCGGAAGGTTAAGGCATCGAATTACAATCCAAATTCCCACAAAAGTTAAAAATGCTATGGGGGAATGGTACGAAACATATACGGATTGGGCGACTGTTTGGGGGTCTATTGAGCCTAACAGCGGTAAAAACTACTTTGAAGCCCTGCAGTCTAACAGCGAAGTTCAGGGAAAGATTGTTATTCGCTACCGAACTGGAGTGACGCCTACCATGCGAGTCAAATATGGCAACCGTTATTTCAAGATAATCTCAATAGTGCATCCGCAGGAACGCAAGAAAGAACTGGACATCATGTATAAGGAGTCACTTGATTAGTTTTAAGATTATGGGACTTGAAAAAACCGTTAAAGAACTAGGGAAGATACAGAAGTCCTTAGATTCTTCTGTAGTGGGTGCTATTGCTGAGAAAAAGGCTAAAAAGATAGCAGACGAGGCACGTTCTAGGGCGCCACAAGGCCCGACTGGTAACTTAAAAAGGGCAATAAAGTCATTCAAGGGACGCAATAAGGGACTGGCTTTAGCGGTTGTAGATGCCAAAATAGCTCCACACCGTCATTTAGTAGAATTTGGCACGTCTAAAATGAGTGCTAGGCCGTATTGGCGTCCTACTCTTGAGGCTAATAAAGAGGGCATAGTCAAGGATTTAAAGGATAAGGTTGATAAGTCGATATGATAATCGAGCAGGCAATACACGATGAATTATTGGCCACATCTGGGGTGACCGCTTTAGTAGGTGAAAAAATCCACTACGTCAAAGCACCACAAGATGTAGTACCACCATATATAGTATTAACCAAGATTACCAGCAACCCGACGTATAGCCATGACGGGGCGGTTAATCTTTGCGAAAGCGTAATCCAGATAAGCATATTTGCTACTACATATAACAGCGTTAAATTGATAGCGGCCCAGGTAAAAAACGTCTTAAATGCTTACTCAGGGACAATGGGAGGTGTGAGCGGAGTAATAGTAAATTCATGTTTCCATGAAAACGAGATTGATTTATACGAAGAAGGCCAGGAATTATACCACCTGGCCGAAGAATATCGACTTTGGCATAACGAATAATTTAATTTATCACCTTTGGGACTTAGGGCAGTTTATACCTGCCCTTTTTTATTAAACAGACAGGAGGACAAAAAAATGACTACAGCAGCAGTATCAGGATTTGGAACTACTCTTAAATGGAATGGGAATACTATCGCGGAGCTTATAAGTATCTCTGGGCCGAATCAATCGATGGATCCGATTGATGTTACCAATCACGATTCGTCTAACGCCTTTAGAGAATTCTTGGCGGGCATCAGGGATGGTGGAGAGATAAGCATTGAAGGCAACTGGATACCTCACTCTGACAGTGATCAGGTAGTAATGAACACGGACTTTCAGGCGGGCACGTCACGTGAGGTTATTATTACGTTGCCAACATCAATGGCTACGACCTGGACGGCGACCTGTCTTATCACGGCCATTGAACCTTCGTATCCGTTCGATGACAAGATAGGTTTCTCCGCTACCCTTAAAATATCAGGTAAGCCAACTCTCGGAGTAACCTCTGCAACTGGGCCTACGGGTATAGTTGTCACCGGCAATGTAAGCGGTGCTTTATCAGAGGTACCAGACTATGCGGCTGGAACTTATATTTACTCGGTTGATGGCTCCAGCGAGGCTTCAGTAACCGTAACTGTCACAGCAGCAGGAGCAAACACTATCACAGTAAACGGAAGCTCTGTGACCACTGGAGTTCCTTCATCTGCAATATCTCTAACCAGTGGAGCGATTACAACCATTACTGTAATTGTCGGGGAAACCAATAAGGCCAGCAAGACTTACACAATCCGAGTAGTGGATGGTAGCTAATGAGCGAGAATAAAGCGAAACCTCAAGTGCAAATAATGCTAGACAAGGAACGTACTCTGATCCTAGACCTCAATGCAATGGTACGTTTCGAACAAGCGACTGGTAAGAATATATTGCAGCAACAGACCTTCAGCGACCTCAACGCAACTGAGTTAAGGGTTTTACTATGGGCGTGTCTAAAGAGTGACGACATGGAAATTAAACAAGATGAAGTCGGTACCCTGATTCACCCAGGTAATATGCAATATATATCTGAGCAGTTGTCAAAGATGTGGGACATATCCATGCCAGAAAAAGTTGAAGGTTCAGACCCTTTAGCGACCCACCAGAATGGCTAGACCTCTGGAAGTTTGGTAGATACTCACTACATTTATCAGAGGGCGAATTCTGGGGATTAACATTAGCACAATTCAACGCACTATCAGAGCAGTATATCAAGGAACAAAAAATACTAGACTCACGTACTGCTTTGATGTGTGCTGTTATTGCTAATTCACATCGTACCAAAGGTAAGAAGTTTAGACCTAAAGACTTTATGCCTAGATATGGAAGCAGGAGACAGACACCTGAACAGATGTTGAAGATACTTGAAGGTGTAACAAAAGCAACAGGCGGAGAGGATAAACGAAATGGCTGACAATATTCCTATTGGAACTATTAAACATGCAGAAGATATATGGCCTGATAAGGAATGGAAAACGCGTAGTAACAAGAACCGCAAACTTATTTGGCATGCATGTATTGATTGTGGAAAAGAACGTTGGGTAAGGTTCAGAGAAGGGAAGCCTCAAAACTCACGGTGTCTAAGTTGTGCTTTAAAAGAACACTTACGAAATAATCCCCACCCAATGGAAGGTAAGCATCATAGTCTGGAATCAAGACAAAAGATGAGTATTACTCATAAAGGGATTCCTAGCCCACTAACCAGTAATATCGAAAAAGGATGTTAGGCCCGAAAAATCGGAACTGGAACGGTGGTAGGTTTCTTGTTAATGGATATGTTTATGTATTGATTAGCGCAAATAGTTTTTTCTATCCGATGCACGCTCATGGCGATTATGTAATGGAGCATAGATTAGTAATGGCAAAACATGTAAAACGATGCCTTTTACCATGGGAGGTCGTGCATCATGTCAATGGCATTAAGAATGATAATCGTATTGAAAATCTTAAATTACTAAAATGTTCGACCGAGCATCTACCTTCACAAGCTATACAAAATCAACTTAAACGCCAGGACACAGAGATTAAAATGCTTAAAAAGAAATTAGTATTGCTTGAAGCTGAAAACGTTATATTGAGAAAGCAATATAAGGAGTCACAATGTCATCAGATTTGAGCCGTTTTTTTGTTGTGATTGGAGCCAAAACTGGGGAGCTGACCAAAGGCTTGAACCAAGCTACTGGCAGTTTGCAGAGCTTTGGTAAGAGCATGAATAAGGCTGGCAAGAATTTAACGCTGGGCTTGACTCTGCCGATTATCGGAGTAGGTGTAGCTTCATTGAAAATGTCTGCCGACTTTGAGTCTGCCATGCGAGAAGTCAATACCATGCTGTTATTGTCCGAGGGCGAATTCCAAGCCCTGTCTGCTGATGTTCAGCAACTAGCTAAAGACTTGGGAGTAGACGCAACTGGGGCAGCTCAAGCAATGTATCAAGCCATATCTGCCGGAATACCAAAGGAGAATGTCATTGACTTTCTGGCGGTGGCCAGCAAGGCAGCGATCGGTGGTGTTACAGATACCGCAACCGCTGTTGATGGCTTATCAACGGTGATAAATGCTTATGGCATGGAGGCCGAGGACGCAGAGAAAGTAGCCGATATAATGTTTACTACCGTAAAGGGTGGGAAGACCACGTTCGAGGAACTGTCCGCTTCAATGTTTAATGTTTTGCCTATGGCGGCGGCTGTTGGTTGGGAATTCGAGGAAGTAGCCGCCGCGTTAGCAGCCATGACACAGAAGGGTATACCCACGGCCCAGGCCACGACACAATTAAAACAAGTAATGGTATCCCTATTAAAGCCAACTAGCGAAGCTCTGGAGATAATTGAACAATACGGTATAGGGTTAAACAATGAAACAGTCGCTAGCCAAAAAGCAAAGGACGGTTTTATTGCTCAAAAGAATGAGCTTAATTCACTGACACTGGCATATCAGAAAACAACCGAAGCTATTAACGGCATGTCTGCGGAAATGGACGAATTGGGCGACATGCAAGCGGTAAATAGCCTGGAAATAAGGAAGCTACGTTTCGAGGCAGATAAGGACAGCAGGGAATTAACGGCAAAAGAGATAGCCAGGATTAAAGAACTGCAGATGGCTAATGAAAGTCTAGGCATACAGTATGACGAACTCAGTATAAATAGAGATAATGCTTCAGAGGCAGCAGAAGCTGAATCATTAGCAATAGACAAGCAAACTGGATTAGTTAATGCGGCTGTAGAAGCATATAACTCATCTGCCAAAGAACTTAAAAGCCTTCCTGAGATATTAGAGCAGATAAACACGGCGGCCATGACTGAACCAGAGATAGTTAAAATGTTTGGTTCTGTTGAGGCTGCTGGTGCCATTATGGCTCTGAAAGGTGAAGGTCACGCCGACGCTTATATAGAGCAATTAGAAAACATGGAAAATGCGCAGGGTGCGTCAAACGATGCATTTAACCAGATGGAAGAAAGCGTAGCCAGGAAGTTCGAAGATATGATGAACCAGTTCAAAGATATAGCCCTCACGATCGGGACCACCATAATACCTGTAATACAACAATTGATGGAAGCTATTGGGCCTATCATAGAAATAATTGGAAACTGGATTGCCGAGAATCCCAAGCTGGCACTAACGATAGCAGGAATTGCTGCTGCTGTTGGGCCGTTACTTATGATACTAGGAAATGTATTAACGGTGATCCCTGCGATAGCTGGCGCATTACCGCTACTGGGAGCTGCTTTTACGGCCATGCTGGGGCCAGTAGGCCTAATTATAGCTGGGATAGCGGCGGTGATAGCAATAGGGGTCTTGGTAGTTAAGAACTGGGACTGGATAAAACAGAAGGCGAGTGCGGTATGGAACGGTGTAAAGGGAGTTATCGGCGCTATAGGAACGGCCATCAAGTGGTATTTCGAGAACATGACCCCGGTCGGATTTATCATAAACAATTGGGAACTTATCTCAAAGATGGCCACTAAGATATTTGGTGGAGTAATTAAATTCTTCCAGTCAATACCCGGGAAGATTGGAGCTGCTTTTTCTACCTTAGCTAACATCATGCTTGCTCCGTTTCGTCTATGTGTTAAGGGGATGGAGGCGGCTATAAATTGGATAATCAGACAGCTAAATAAAATCTCAATAGACCTTCCAAACTGGCTTCCACCGCCACTGGGTGGTAAGCATTTTGGCTTTGACATACCAGAGATAAGTCTACCTTCGTTTGCTCATGGAGGCATAGTCACTCAACCAACATTAGCGATGGTAGGCGAAGCTGGACCCGAGGCAATCATACCTCTAAATAATGCGGGAGCTGCAGGCATCATAATAAATATAAATGGTAATTGGGCAATCAGAGAAGACGCCGATATTGGCAAAGTGTCGCGAGGACTTGGCCTTGAAGTCGAAAGAAAACTCCGATTACAGGGGTTATAATGAAATACAACGGTACCGATTTATCAGATTATAATTTAACAGCTAAGATAATCAGCCCTGCCTCATTTATGCCTTCGATAAGGAGTTCATATATCGAGGTAGCGGATAAGGCTTACGATTTCCAGGCATTTTTGAGACCACGAATCATTGAGCTTGAAGTATATGTTACTGGTGATAACAAAGCTGATTTAATTAGTAACCTGGATAGTATATCCCTTTTACTATCACCAACTGAGGGGACACAACCTCTAGTTTTAGACTTCCCTAGTGATAGATATTACAACGCAAAGGTTAATTCTCCGCTGGATTATCAGATAGTACACCACAAACTAGCGCAGGGGACGATATCGTTTATATGTCCAGACCCCAGGGGGTACGATAACGATAATACGTCCAGTGATTTTAACATCGATGCTGACCCTAAGGAGGAAGCCGTCGGCGGAACCGCCTATGTTGACCCTGTTTATACACTCACCGCGGGCCAGGATCTAACAGGTGTAACGATAAAAGTCGAGAATACAGATACCGAGGAAGAATTACAATGGACTGGCACGTTGACCAGCGGCCAGGTGTTAATAATTAATGTCGGCACCTGGTATGTCACAAAACAGGGGGCCGCTTCAATGGCCACGGTAACAGGGCAATTTCCACGGTTGAAGCCAGGCATGACCAATCATATAAAAGTAACGGCATTTGGCACCAATGGGACGCTCAATATAGCGTACAGAGATACTTATTTATAGGAGGGTAATATGACAGTAGCAGCAGTAGAGGTACAAACTTGGACGGGAGCTGGCCCAACGAAGGCCACAGCATCCAGCCCGCGGATGCACTCAAAGGATATCGTAGTAGCGGATAATACCTTTCCGATACCTATTCCAGCAGCAGATTTCAATTACTCATATTGGATGAACCTGGC